AACACAAAGCACCGAATTTTTAATTGTTACTGCGTCCATTTTCATTCCTCCTAAATTTTCTTAACATACTTTTCGCCGATGTTGATCCAACCAATCCCTGACTTGAGCCTGCCCCAAGTTGCGGAGCCGACCTGCACAACCTCGACGATCGTATAGACACCACCGCCGCGGATCACACCGATAGCCTTATTGGCAACGCCGGCAGCGCATCTGATATTGAGTGCCTCGTCAATGATCCTTACCTTAAACGGCACATCGGAAACAGCGTTATTGCTCGGCTTGTCAACTTCGCCGCAACTCATGATATATGCTACTCGCTGTTTAAAAGCCGACCAACGAGCATTTGCAACAGCCTCCGACTGATACTTCGTCGGCACGAACCACAACGGACACTGCTTGCCCGTCACATCATAATGCCGTATCAAGTCATCGACCGACAAACCATACTTTTTTAGCAGATAAGCGCAAAGTTCAGCCGCCGAGTTGGTTGTTTCTTCCGTAAACTTCCCCGTAGCATCGGGGTGACAGCACTCAATACTGATACTGTATGTGTTAGCCTGATTTGAGCAGTAAGCAACTTCATTTTCGGGAACACAGCGCAGTATTTCACCCTCCAAACCCACAATATAGTGCGAAGAAACATATCTTCCACCACTCTTCTGATTTTCAAAGTAGTTTCTGTTAGCCATTGCCGAGCTTTTCGGATTCCCAACATAGTGCAGAACAACCTTTTTCACACTTTTCAAAGGTATCTGCGGTCGGGAATACTTGTTCGGCGTGAGCAAAGCATCAGTTATTTTCACTTTTATCTACCTCCAATCATCTGTTTCAAGCACTTCGTAGGCTCGCCGAAAGTAACATTTATGCTCAATCCGCTTGTCGTGAAGCTCTCCGATATCTCCGTTATCCGAGCGTCTTGGGAGATCCCGAAGCGTGAACTGTAAACAGTCACAATGTCCCCGACATCGAACCGCTTGGCATAGTCAGCATCAAGCTTGACCACCGCATCAATGCAGTCGGTAAATTCGGAGCAGTTATTCTTGAAGAAGTCGGAAGCCCTTTGAGCTGTCCGAACCCTATCCAGAACGGGATACCAGATTGTATCACCGTCTTTGTTCAGCTTATAGTCATAAACTATAACAGGGTCTATCTGATAAACACCCTCTCGGCGGCTGTACCCCTCACCATCTCCGAATTCACCCTGCCAGGCCGCAACCGTGTCCGATTCCGCTTCGGAATAAATAAAAGCGCTGTTGATACTGCCTTCTTCCGAATATATAGCGTCCATACTGCTCACATTGTCGTAAAGCTCTGAGAATACAACAGGAGCGTTCGCATCTTGGTGTATCGACCTGTCAGCACTTTTTCGTGCATAAATCCGTATCTTGTTCCGATCACCGTGCTCGATCTCGGAACGGAGAAGCAGGCCGTTCTCATTGCATATCTTGCCTGCATAGTCACCGAGATTCATGTAGGTTATGGTTTCACGGTCAAGCTTGGCGCAGTCGACCGTCTTGTCAACGTAGGTACATTCAAAACGGCGTTTGGTGTTTTTTACAGCTTCACCGAGATTTTTGTCAATGATAGTCAGAAGCGAATCAGTGTATGAGCCGTCTGCAATGGCTCTGCTGTTGAGCATACCGTCAAAAGAACAGCCCGATACATTTATCACGCCTTTAGTGCCGCTCATACTGCGATGAGTGATGATACCCGAGTACCGCCCGGGTATCTCAATTATCATCTGTGGACGTATGAGTTTAAGGTTGTTTTCGTTCGCAGGGAAAACCGCCGTGAAAGTATCACCGAGCGGACAGCGCTTTGTCCACATAAGCGACGTGACCTGATCCGTCACACCGATCAGGTCAAGAGCCTTGTTGTAAACATACATATCCATTGCTATACACCTCTGTATCTTTCGTCAAGTCTGATCGTGATGTTGAGTGCATCAGAACCGTTATCCAAAGCCGCATATACCCGACAGCCGCCTCGGGGGACAGAGAAGAACGCCGAACCCCATAACAGACGGGGCATTATGTCCGTTTCGGTATCGGAAGTTACACTCGAAAGCCTGATAGCCTTTCTGCGTGGCCGTGTGTCGATAGTTATTATTTCGCCTGCCGAGAAAGTCCCTCGCAGTGCAATGTATTCCTTTGAGCTTGCCTGCACTATCTTTATGCCATTGACAGAACTCTTGACCTCTGCCCGTATGATACAGCCTGCGTCTGTTTCGCCGTCGTTTGATATGAATGCAGATGAGCCTGAAGAAAGCTTTCCGAATTCAAAAGCATCTTCCTCGGAAAGCTCCCAGTCGTCGAACTCCCACATCGCATTATCTCCGCAGACAGGCGTCAAAGCCCCGTCCTTTATGAAATACGGGTCACCGCAAAGCAATGAGACCTGCATCGTTCCCGGACGGGCCGCAAGAACAGCGGTCATACTTTCAAAGCGACAGCTTATCCTGCGTTCCTCATTGTCATCATAGATGAAGCCGAGCGTTCCCTCGCCATTGCCGTAAAAGATCTTGCCGAGCCGCAGTCTTGCTTCGTCATAATCACAGCAGGGATAGAGCGTCAGTACGATATTACGGGAGTTGATGCGCTCACCGATGTAGTCAGCACCATCACCGAAAGCATTCTCGTTCATCGTAACAGCGCAGGAAGGGTTCACACCGCTTACCTGCGTTACTTCAATGCCACCCCAAAGGTTGAACCTGTTTCCGTCGGGATTTATATAGTAAATTCTCATCGGCTACTTCCTTTCCGAAAGCTGCTGTGCAACTTGTTCCAGATATCGCTTCGTGTCATAAGGGCTAAGCTCCTTTGGACTGTAGTTGTTCTGCGTGATATTGTTTGTAGTGCCGCCGCTTTCCGCAAGCCTGCCAAGAGCCGCCGCCATTTCTTCCGATGCACCGCCGCCCATAGGTTCAGCCGCCATTTTTTCAAGGCTTCCCTTGCCGCCGAGCGCACGGAACACTTCCGCATCTCCTGCCGAAAGAACCGCTTCGCCTCGGTGAAGCTTTGCAGGAAAATCATCTTCGGGAATGAAATCCGACCCGAAAGCATATCCCGGAGCTGAACCGTCACGGTCACCGCCGCTTCCGCCTCCGCCCATATCAGAACCGCCGCTGCTGCTTTCATCATCGGGAGTAAAGTCAACATTGTCGATTTTGTCTATCTCGATGCCGAGAACTCCCGTGAAATCATTTATCTTATCAATGATCCGGTTTATAAGTCCGATCGCAGCGTTTACAACTTCCTCGGCAATCTTAGGGATCATCTCGAAGACGTTTTTGAACTGGTCGACGATCGCAGTCCAAGCCTTTTCCCAGTCGCCTGCAAAAACTCCGACAATAAAATTGATGAGGTTCGTCAGCGTGTCAAGCAGGAAAGTGATAGTGTCCGAAAGAAAATCTATCAGCGGCATAACGGATTCAATGGCTTCACCGAGTACACCGCCCAGAACTTCCGCAAGGAAAGTAATGATAGGTGAAAGCGCTTCAATGAGCGGCGAGATCGTCCCAAGCAGCTGAACTATCGGCGGAAGAAGCTTCTCTATAAGCTCCAGCAACGGCTTCGCAAGCGTTTCAAGCACCTTTACCAATGGCGGCAGAAGTGACTTTATGATATCCATAAGCGGCGGAAGCAGTGCATCAAGAATATCCGCCAGTACGGGCAGAACCTCGTTTATAACGTCCGTCAGTGGTTCTGCAAGCTCCGATATTATGTCTGCGCAGGAGTTCAACAGCGTTTCTATAACGGGAAGAAGCTGTTCCACAAGTTCCGATACCGGGTCGATAAGGTCGAGCAGAATGTCCATAACGGGCGGCAGAACGTTTTCCACAAGTCCCTTGATAGGGTCAATGAGCCGCTGAACCTTTTCAAGATTCTCATCGGAGAAAAGCTCACCGATCTTGTCCTTTATGCTGTCGAAAACTTCAATACCGCTGTTTTTCAGCGTGTTCACAAGCTTGTTGAACTTCTCTGCGGTCGTGTCGGCTACCTTGTCATAAGCCTCACCTACAACGTCACTGTCGGTGTTCATTGCGGAAAGGTTATTGTTGAATTTATCCGCATTTTCGCCCGTTACAGCAAGCGCCGCCTTGCCTGCTTCGGTCGAACCGAACATATCCGAGATAGTCAGCCCCTTGTCCTGCGCATATTGGTCGAGCATTTCAAGGACTTCCTGATAGGTCTTTCCGTCAGCCATAAGGTCGGAGAAACCCTTGCCGTCACCCGAACCCTTTTTAGCCGCCGCAAGCTCGGCCTTCTGCGATTTTTTCAGCTCTGCAAGCTTTTCCTTGTTCGTTTTCTTGAAAGCATCAAGTGAAGCTTCGTTTATTTCCTTGATGTTGTCAAGAGCCTGCTGCTTTTCGTCTTTGAGTGCCTTCAGCTTTTCGGACTGTTCTTCCTTTAAGGCCTTTTTCTTCTCTTCCTGCTCTTCTTTGAGCGCTTCCTTTTTGGCTTTCTGCTCGGCAGTAAGAGTTTTTTTATCTTCCTTGTATTTCTCGTTTTCAGCTTTCTTTTTGTCTTCCTGTTCCTCTTTGAGAGCTTCTTTTTTATCGTCATACTCTTTTTTGAGGTTTTCTTTCTTGCCCTTTAAGTCCTCAATCTGAGCCTTTCGCTCATCTTCACGCTTCTTTCGGGCAAGCTTTGCTTCAAAGTCTGCGACTTCCTTTTCAGCCGCTTTGCACTCCTCGGGGTCAGTAGCCTTGCTGACCTTGTCCTTTAAGTTTTTGAGCTTTTCGGCGTTTTCGGCTGCCTCTGCCGCTTTCTGCTCCGCTTCGGTCTTTTTGTTGAGCGCATCTATCTCCGCTTCCACAGCCTTGATAGCATTGTACTTTTCTTCATCGTTGAGTTTCAGCTTCTCGGTGTACTCATCGTCAATAAGTGCAAGCTTCTGATCATGAGCCTTTTCGAGAGCGTCCATCTCAGCTTCGAGCGACTTGTCGAGTTCGTTGGCTTCCTTTTCCTTCGTCTTTTCAAACTCGTCAAGCTCCTTATCAAGGCTCTTGGATAGCTTGTCTATACGGTCATCGTAAGAATCGGAAAGAGCGTCCTTCTGCTTTTCAAGCGACTTGCTGTATGCCTTTTCCTGCGCCGAATAAGCGTCCTGCGTTGCCGAGTATTCCTTGTCGAAGCCTTCCTGCATAGCCGATAGCTGTTCTTCGGTTGCTGCAGGAACGGTCGCCGTAAGCTGACGAATCGCAAGGTCAGCCTTTGAACCCGTCTGTCCAAGCTCATTGAACAAAGCATTTAGCTGTGTGGTCGCCTGAGCCGCAGGAGTACCTGCCGCCGTCATCGTAGCCAAAGCCGCACCGACCTGGTCGAACTCTACCCCAAGAGCCGCCGCTGTCGGAGTTACGTTCGCAAGGCATGAGCCAAGTTCGCCAACGGTAGTAATACCGTTGTTCTGCGTCTGCATGAGTATCTTATGCACCTTGTCGGTGTCCTCGATGCTCATGTTGTAAGCATTCATTATCTTCGCAGTTGTGGTAACAGCCGTGTCGATGTCGGTGAAGCCTGCCTTTGCAAGCTTTGCATTCTTTTCTAGGTAATCGGAAGCCTTGTCAATACTCTCCGCTGTGCCGTCAAATGATACAGCACTCGCCGATAAAGCATTGTAAAGCGTGTTTCCGAGCGCATCAGCCGCAATGTCCGTCTTGTCGGAAAGGTCGAGCATACTTGCGCTGATAGCGTCCATGCTGTTTGCATTGGTATCAATAAGCGTGGACGCACCTGCCATAGCGGTTTCAAACTGCGTTCCGAAAGAAACAACCGCCGTTCCTGCGGCTACCATAGCCGCACCGATAGCCGCCGCCGAGGTTTTAAGCACCGAAGCAAGCTTCTCAGAGCTTTCGGTTACTTTTTTGTTGCTCTTATCGACCTCTTCGTTGCTCTGCGAGCGGCTTTTGTTGCTCTTGTCAACTTCTTCGTTGCCCTTGCTTACTTCATCGCTGCTCTTTTTGTGTTTTTGGTTGCTTTTTTCAGCTTCATCGTTGCTTTTTGTCACCTTTTCGGTCGAAGCGGCGACCTGTTCGGAACTGCTCTTCACCTTGGAATTGCTTTGTGAAATATCGTCCGAACTGCTCTTTACCTTCTTAGCTGAATTTTCACTTGCCGTTCCGATCTTATCGAGGTCGGACTGTATCGACTGCGAGGAATTTTTCGCCGTCCGTTCAACCTTTGAAAGTTCTTCCGTAAGCGAACTTGTATCGGCCGTTACTTCAAATACTACCTGTCCGTCAGCCTCTGCCATTCATCACCACCGCCCTTTGCTTTAAGGTTTCAGCCAATCCCGCAAGGTCGGAATTAAAGCTGTTTTTCTTCTGTGCCGCCGTCCGTTTGAGAGCGTAAAACCTTTTCAGCTCTGTGATAGACTGTATTTCTTCACGGTTGTATTTCGTGGGCGCAGGGATCTTCCTTGCCCTTATCGAAATGACCTCACGCATCTTTGTTTTCTCCGATAACCCCTTGAAGAGCGCAATAAAATCACACCAAAGCAGCTTCCCACACTCTTTTTTCAAGTCTATCCCATAATCCATAACGAACGAGGAAAAAATATATTCTGCGTCCTGCTCAAAATCAAAAAGCGGTTCGTGTTCTCCCTCGGAAGGATCTTCATCACCGTTTATGTATTCGCTGAATATTTTTATAAGCAGTTCCGAGCAGTCAGCATTCCCGAGCCGTTCACAGCCGCTGCACAGCATAAAAAGCGCCGCCCTGATGCTGTCAGCTGTGCTTAGTGTACTCTCGGCAACGAGCCGCCGTGCCTCGATAACACGGTCAAAATACAGCGTCAGACGATACTTTTTTCCTTTGTAGGCAATAAGATCATCATTCGGCCGTGTAATAGAAAATCTCACCATAAACCAAGTCTGCGGCGTTCCTTGCGGCTGAATTTATAGTTGTTCGCAAGCTGCTTCTTCTTTGCATCGACCGCCTGCTGTACCGCAGGCTCGGCAACCTCGGTGATGAACGGCATAAGCTCCGAAACCATTTCAACGTAGTTGTTTTCATAGAATTCAAGTATCGCAAGCGTGTTTTCTTCCCCGAATACCACTTTGAACATTTCAATAGCGGCATTGCCGAAAGCGGTATAGGTATCGGTAGTTTTGCCCTCATTTACCTCTTTCTGCGCACGAATGATACCGTTTCGGGCAGTATTGAATTCACGGGCCATTCTGTCAGCATTGAATTCAATGTGCAGGACTTTTTCTACATCATTATCCTTGTTTATAAGCTCAATATCCTCTGTGAGTACAGAAGAACGCCTTGCCTGATATGCCATATACAAAAACTCCTTTTCAAATTAAAAGAAGAACGGTATCAAAGCTTTTCTTCGATACCGTTCATGCTTTTTATACTAAACACCATTTAAAATTTGGAAAAAATCAAGCCGACAATCTCGCATATATAGGATTTCGGCGCAGATTTTTTCCTTTATTTTATTGGTGTTTAGTATTATACCTGACTTGCAGGTGTGAATGTCGGCTTGCCGTTAAAGTGTATCTCGACCGTTACAGCGTCTGCACCCTGCGATGCGCCGCCGCCCTCGGTGATCTTCGCAAGCGTGATGCCGCCGCTGACCTTGCCGCCGTCGGGATAGGTGATCTCGAATGTGGTCTTTCTTGCATCACCCCAGTTGTTTTTGACCGCATCGGAGAAGATGTAGTCCTGTGCAGCGTCACCGTGCTTTCTTACGCCCGAAAGCGTTACGGTGAGCTGACCGCCCGTGACTTCGGTCGAACCCCAACCGCCGTCGCCAAGGAACGAACCCTGATAAAGCACTTCATTAAGGCTCTTGCCGATGTTGTCGAAGCCGTCCGAAACGACCGCCATTGTAGGAGAAGGTCCTTTCGGAGTGGTGTTGATCTTCAGCGCATAATCATAGTTTATCGCAAGCGTTGTTACTTTTTTCTCTGCTTCACTCATATTTCATTATCCTTTCATTATGTAGTGTACATCAATGATACATGACCACACATAGAAGCCGCCGTCCTCTTTGCAGACGAACGTCGGAGCGGTCGAAGCATTGATGCACCGAATTATAAACCTGCTGTTTGTGTGCTTCCGCTTTGCGGTCAGATCATTGCAAAGCCTGTACAGTCGGTCTGTAAGCTCCTGCTGATCTTTGCTCTTGCCGAGGAAAAGCACGGACATAGTGTTTTCCTTTGCACCGTCGAAAAAGATGTTGTCCTCTTTGCCCGGTGCGATCTGTGCCGCATAGCCGCTGCCTTTTGGCAGCATTGCTGTGAATTTTATCCCCGTGAGGGATTTTATATACTCAAAAAGTTCAAGCTGTGGTGTCATTTCTTCCTCATTTCATTCTTGAAAACAGTATCAAAAGCTTTTTGCCACTCTTTCAGGTGCTTGCTTTTGGCGTAATGGCACCACAGCTTTTGACGACCATTTGCAAAATGAAATTCACGGTTACTTTTCTCTTTTTTTACTCCCTTTCGGGAAACAAGAATTTCGCCGCCCTTTCCGTCATCAATAGGGAAGCAAGCCTTACCCGTCAAAGGGTCAACCATTATGATGCCGTAATAGAGATGCCGTGCATAAGGTGTTTTCCACACAAGCTTGCCTTTTTCAGGCTGCGAATTGGTAAGACTGCTGCTTATGAGCGTTCCTTGGTCTTTCGGACAATATTTATTACTATCCTTTAAGACCTGTTTCGATGTAATGAGCAAAGCTTCACCCTCTGCCGCATTCTTTATCCTCGCTATGCAGGCTTCCTTGTCGAATTTAACAGTAACACTCATACCAAACCCACCTCATAATGATGCAGCTTCCTGCGGTCGTAAAGCTTGTCAATGCTGTGTACCGTGTACTCTCTGCCCTCAAAAGTGATGCGCTGTTCTTCCTCAAAACCGTCCGTCCCCGATGAGTTACGACAATCATAGATAAGCACCGCCGAGAGCCGAAGCTCTCGGTTCTGCTTGTCGGTCGAAACAGACGATGACGGGTCTATCCTTACATTTTTCAGCGTGACGGGTTCGGAATAGCTGACCTTTCCGTACTCGTCCTCATCAAGCGGAGTTTCGAGTGTGCAGCTGTGCGGAAGCATTGACTTCGGAATAGCTGTCACGGAGCAAGCCCCCTTCCGAGCAATCCTGCCTGTTCAAGCAGGGAAACGGTCGTAGGACATATATTCACGCCGTTGTAAGTCCTGCCCGAAGTGCCGCCCGAATAGCTGAACTTTCCGAGCGTTGCCTGCCCGAACGAACCGCTGTCCAGAGCGGATACTCCTCCTGCATTATCGAGATATGCGACTTCCGCCGCAACAGCCTTTCGGAGCAGCTCTTTCTGCCGCTCCGTCAGCTTTTCTGTGTCGGGCGCACGGAAAAACAAGCCGTTTACAGCATCTTCCGCACGTTCGATAAGAGAGGGGAGTTCATCTTCGGGAGCATCACCGTGATAAACATCACGGTAATACTCGGCTGTAATGTATGCCATTAAGCCTTGATATCCGAAGCCTTGACGGTGATGTAGCCGACAGCAACGACCTTGCCCGAAGAGATGTTTGCTACCTCGATAACGCTGCCCTCGGCCGCTGTGATCTCGGTAGTGCCGCTTGTAAGCTCCGTACCGCCGTAGCTCTCAGAAGTTGTGCCATAAGCCGCACGAACCGAAGGATTGACCTTGTACTGATAGGTCGTGCCTGTGTTGCCTGCGCTTACAGCTGCAACGGTCTTACCCTTTGCCGAGCCTGCCGAAAGCGAAACCGTAAGAGCGGCAGGGGAGTACACCGTGCGGATAGCAACGGAACGAAGTACCTTATGACCGTAAGCCATACGACCCTGAACAGCGCTTGCACCAATGTACTGACCTGAACCGCCAAGATCCTGAATGTGTACGCCGACCTTGAACTCTTCCGCTCTTGTAGCAAACTTCGGGTGACCTGCGATCATTGCAAGGTTCGCTGTGCCGTCATTCCAGTCGAGGACAAGGAAGCCTGCGATCTTGCCGACAGCGCCTGTCTGAACTACCGTATCACCGAGAGCGGAAGCCTTGATGAATTCGGGAGCGTTGAGGATAAGCGCCGAAGTTTCGGGAGTAACAAGAAGATAACGTCCGTTTACAGGAATGTTCGCCTTGTTCATAGCCGTGCGGATATCCACAATAGTGCTGTAAATGTTGTCCTTTGTGAGGGTTGCAACGTTCATCGGCGTAGAGCCTGCGATAAGCACGGAAGCGCCGTCATTGTCCTCCTGGAGCGCAAGGGAATAGCCTGCGCTGTCAAGACGGTCTGCAACAAGATTGTCGGGGACTGTTGCCGCATCGTAGCCGTCAATGATCTCGTTTACAGCCTTGTCCTTGTCAATGACGAAGTTCTCATAGCTCGTCGAGCCGATGCCTGCCTTGATGCCGTTCGCACGGTCATAGTCGGAAACTGCGACCTCGGTATCTCTTACGGGTATCTTAACAAGTCCTGCCGCAGGTGAACCCTCATAGTCCTTGTTGAATACAACGCCGACCTTGAGAACGCTCTCCTGACGGAGCTTTGCAAGTACAAGGTTTGAATATCTTTCCTGTGATTCATGTGCCATAAATTTTTATACCTCCGATTAAATTTTAATGTTCGGGTTTCGGGCAAGGAAAGCCGCCGTCACCCCGTCTTTGTTGTTTGAGCCGCCCGAAAGGTCAACGCCCGTTGTGATGCCTTTCGTCTGAGCTGTGCCGCAGAATGACGGATATTTCGTTACTACCTCGTCAATAGCCTGCTCAATGGTCTTGCTGTCGCTCACCTTAGCCATAGCAAGCGCTATAACATCGTCTACGGCTTCGGGCTTTACACCTTTAGAGTAAGCCGTGCATCTGGCTTCTGCCGCCTCAGCACGCTTCACAGCCTCTGTCCTGCCGTTCTCTGCGGCGGTTATCTTTTCCTGCGAAAGCTGTTCCGCAGTTTTCTGACTGTCCTGCCATTCCTTAAAGGCTTTCAGCTCATCTTTTGAGGGCATATCTTTCTTTGCCCTGTCAAGCCTCTGCTTAACGATCTCGTCAAGCTCTTTCTGCGTGAAGGTCTTTTCCGCACCCTCGTTCGTAGATACACCCTTTTCGCCCTGCGGACTTACGGGCTGTGTTGGATCACCTCCGCTGTTTTCTGCCATATTGGTTTCGGTTACGGTTGTGTTTGCGTTTGTTTCTGCCATAAAAAATTCCTCCTTTAAGGTCGGGTAGACCGTTATTCCGCTCGCAGTTTTAAGCCGTAAGAGTGTTTCGGGCATAAAAACAGCGCCCTGTCCTCCAACTGTTGGAGAACCGAACGCTTATTTCTGTATTTAGTTGTTTTTTACGGCTCGATTTTCAATTCAAGCCTTGGACACTCGCCTGCTTTATGGGTAAATACTGCATTTGTTCCGCAGAGAATTTCCTTTCCCTTTACCCATATTCGTGTACATTCGTCGTTCGATACAATGACAATACCCTCATCGGAAGGGTCAATAGATATCCTCGATGCGATACCATTGACGTATTTGCTCTCTTTTATCACGTTATCATCTCCTTTCGGGCATAAGAAAAACACCCTTATTCAGAGTGCTAATCTAATCAAGTTCTGTAACGGGTTGAGCTTTGCTTCTGATAAATTTATTGATAGCATCGTTTATATCCTTTTCTTCAAATCCTTCATCTTTAAGAGTTTTAGCGATTTTGCCTATTGGCATAGTATGAAGGTTCATCAATTCATCAACACGATAATCAATTTTACTCATCATTCAGCATCTCCTTTATGAAGTTATAAAGCTTATTATCCTTGCTCTTTAATTCATCTGCATTATTAAAATACGCATCAAATCCAATTGAAAAATATTCGTACATTTTGTTTGCAGGAATTGGTGATTCCCAATCAGCAATATCATCAACATAAATTCTTCCTTGATAGGTATTAATAAATTTATCCGCAGGAAGAGCAAAAATAAATTGTCCCTTAATGTCTGGGTGTTCAACATAAACGACTTCACCAAAGTTAGACAAATCCAATCCATTTGATAGAATGTTTATGAATTTAGGATCATTGTAAATGTCATAAGCATCAGCAAGAACGTGACCGAATTCGTGAATGATACTTCCGTTCATTTTATCGGGGTCAAGAATAAGCTTTTTGCTGTGGGGTTCATAGCTGCAACGACCTCTGTTCGGTACGATCTCAACCTCGCTGACCGTTTTGCCGATAACGTCAAGGTGCTTCTTCGGGATAACAGAAACGATTTCGTCAAGACTTTTGCTCTGTTCTTTCGGAATTTTATCCGATCCGAGAACTCCGTCGAGAAAGTCAAATCCCTTTGACTTCATTATACCATTTCCGCCCGAATTGTCAAGCGTCGGGAGCAACTTTTTCTCTTCTGCCGCCTTCGTCCTATACCCCTGCACTGTCAATCTGTCCGCTTTCCTCGGAAGCCCTGTTTTCTCGCAGTATTCATTGTATTTTGCGGTCTTTTGCTTCACTGTTTCCTTGGCGGCTTTTGCACCCTCTTTGTCACCTGCGGAGTTCAGCATCGAAACTTCACGCTTTGCCGAACGCACTTCACGTTCAAGCCTGCGCTGTTCCTGCTTCTGCTTGTAAAGCTTGTCGTTTTCCTCTTTGTCATACGGGAAATACGTCTGCGTTGAAACGCCCTCGATATGAGGGTAAATATGATGTCCGCAGTTGATGCCGAGGATTCCGTCGGGTTCACCGTAGCTTGATGTACTCCAAGCACGATATTTTTTGTTCTTGCCGCTCTTGGAAAAAATCACGCCTTGGTCGAGCGAGCATTTCGGCCTTGCGCCCGGGTGTGAACTCGTTTCAATCAGGTCAATGTCATAATCATTCATTCGGGTGAACTGCGCCTCGTGTGCCGCATTGGAACAGGTCGTGCGAACGTCCATATTGACGTAAGCCTCGGGCGACCATTGCCGTCCTGCAGCGTCCACAAATGCAGGAATGCCTTTCTCAGACATTTCCTTTATGCATTGCCGAACGGCTGTCTGTCGGCTCTCTGCGCCCATTATGACCTTGCCTGCCGCCTTGTTCAGCGTGTCAAGGTGCTGCTGCTTGTTCACGATCTCCGCCGCCTTGTTCACGGCAGCCGCCGCAGTAGCCCTTGCGAAGTACCGCATAACGGTGTTGACCTTGTTCAGGCGGTCTTTAGCCTGTTTGCTGTACATTGCCGCTGCCTGCAAAGCGGTTTCTTCCATAGGCACGTCAGTTCCCTCGATAATGCCGTCCGAAACAAGCTTGCCGAACCCCTCGTCCATATCCTTGACCGCCGAGAGAGCAGCCCTCGTCATTGCGATTTCTTCCATATCGGCGGCAATGCCCGAATATTCGGCAATTGTGCGGATATTTTCCCTGTCAAGCTTTCCGAGAGCCGCAAGCTGCCGTATCTTCCATTGAGCCGTTGGAATGTCCGCCCGACCCTCGGAAAGATATTCGGCTATGTTCTGCAAAAGGTCATCTTCCATTGCTGTGAGAACGTCTGAACATTCTTCCGCAAGCTCCATAAGTTCAAGCCGTGTCAAGCCTTATCACCGCCGAAGAGATCGTCCAACTGCGCACCGCCCATATTCTGCTCTTTGGCAATGCGCTCTATCTTTTTGAGAGCCGTTTCTTCATCGCACTTGAAAATCTCCATAATAGCTTCTGCCTTGCTCTGTAAGCCTGCCGAAACGAGCTTGATATTGTTGTCGATGAGAGTGTTCTCGTCAATTATGACGTTATCCTTGAAGCCTACGGAAAGCTTGTATTCCGTCCTCGGAAGTTCGCCAAGACTTATGCCAAGTTCAATAATGGCTTTGCAGAATTCCTCGAAGAGTTCCACAAGCTGATTTTTGTGTCCCTTGACCGTCCGAGCCGTCTTGCTTTCCTGCGATATGACTTCCGTTGCGGTCTTCATACCCTCGTTCGCATCGAACGAAAGCGTTCCTGCGGAAAGCCCCGTCTGAAAGCAGAGTATATTCAGCAGAGCATTGATAGCCTTGATATGCTCGTCCACACGAAGCTCGATAGTGTTGTCGGTTATTTTAAGGTCCTTGTCCTCATCGCATTTGAGCGCAACATAAGCCTCGTCATCGGCATCGAAATACCGCACCTCCGAACCCGTTGTCGGGTCAATTACGGTCTGAACACAACTGCTCGGTACGATTATCCTTTTCTTGCCGAGAACGAACTCCCTCGCAAAGCTGTCGAACGCCACATCGAGCGCTTTAAGCGTATCAAGAGCATTCGCATAGACCGAAATACCGAGCGGAACATAGAACTCCGCATTGTTCGCCACGTCAGGACGGAAGTACTGAAAAGTCGGCATCGGTATCTCCGAATCGATGAAATCGGGAGCATCACCGAACAGCTCGCTCAAAGGGCAGCGTTCACCGACAGCATTTTCGCTGTTCGACTTGAAAAGAAATGTTTCCGTCCTGTTTTTTCCGTCGGGAAGAAGCGTCTGTCGCTCGAAGATCGTGTAGAAGATCTTTCCCCTGACCAAAGACGAGCGGAAAACAGCGGAAGTAATGCGCTTGTTATCCCACGACAGCGGAAGAAAATCCGCCGCCGATATGTAGTTCATGAGTATTTTTCCGTCTTTGACGTATTCCCGAAGCACTCCGCCGCCCTCGGCAAACGAACGGGCGATAAGCTCGGGAACGTGCTTCCAGAAGCCCTGCTCGTTCATTACCTTGTCAATGTATTCCTTGTACTGTTCATTGTCGCAGGCTATCTCGACCTGTTCCGCAAAGCAGAGGACAGACAGCTCATCGCAAAGTGTCTTTCCTGCGTTCAGCAGGTTCATTCGGCGCAAGCCCTTTTTGTATAACCCCGAGCGCCTGACCGTGTTCCAGTACGGCTTGCCCTTGTAAACCTTCGTCCAGCTGTACATATCGTTGTAAAACTTTTCAAGGCTCGGTGCGTCCTCGTTCGGGAACGCCGCAGTATAGTCGTTTAATATCAATTTATCACCTTACCCTTACATTCAGAATATCTTTCATATACGGCTCTGTGGAATACTCCTGCGCATCGAGGTTGTCAATGTTGGTCGTGCTGTCATCAAGGCGGATATCCGCAGTTTGACTGTCCGCCCACATTGCTTCCGAGAATGCGTCTATCGTCGCCGTGCAGCTTTTATGTATCTTGTACCGTCCTGCACCCTGCAAAATGCAGTAGAAGCGGATACGGTCGTTTATTTCCTTTTTCCGTGCGTTGTGGACGTTTATCTTCCAGCCGTTCTGCGCAGCTTCGGCTTTTATTCCGCCGATGAGCGTCTGCTCTGCGCTGTCGCAGTACATATCGGTCACGGGAAAACGTCCGCCTGCAATGAGCCTGCACTCTTCGATGAATTTTCCAAGATCATCATAAAGCTGTTTCGGCGTTGCAGCGTCCTTTCTGCGGTAGTCGTGTATCGTTATGATCTCACGGAAACCTCTTGTAAAAGCCGTGCAGTTGAAAGCGTGAGCCGATGCACCGCCGCCGAAGTCTACGCCTATCGTTGCAAAGATGATGTCATACTTTTCGAGATCATCTGTGATAAAGCTTTCGGGGCTGTCTGCGAATGTGCGGTAGATAAGCCCCTCTGCGTTCACCCAGTCGCCTAAAATGTATCGGTCGTAGTAGATCGTACCCTGATATTCACGCTTCAGATTTTCCACAAAATCAGCCGAGAGGAAAGGGTTATCATCGAGAGTGTATTTCTGACAGTAGATGTCCGCATCGCTGTCAAGAAATTTCTTGAACCAATGATGCCGCCCCTCGGGGTTGCACGTCCCATCAAAACGGCTGTACGGCTTGTCAAGTCGGGATTTGAGCATATCGAAAACGCCCTGATGCCATGTCACGACCTCGTCACCGTAGCAGTATTTGATAGATGAACCCCGAAGCCTGTCGACCTGCGTTATCTTATCCGCACCAAGGCAGTAACAATGCTCCCCGAACAGCTCCGCCGTGTTGTCCGAGCGAATGTCCGTCACGAATGCCGAACCCCACATATCACGGAGCGGTTCGATGATGTTTCTTTGTAAAGTGCCTTTCGTGTTGCCGAGAAGAACCACAAGCCCCTCTTTGCCTGCGACAGCTCTTATGCGCTTCGGGATAACGAAGTAGTCCATATAGGTCTTGCCCGAACGGGTAGCGCCCGATTTCACGTTCCAACGGTGCGTTGCCGAGCGGAAATATTCTTGCTGCATAGGAGAAAAAGCCATTATTCGCCGCCCCCGATCTTGGAAAGCACTTCGTCAAGCTTCGAGAGTGCGTCAGAGGTGTCTTCAAGCGGCTTTTCTCTCCACCCCTTGAAATTATTCGTAAGTGAGAACTTCGCCCCGTTCACGCCGTCACGGTCGTACAAGCGGCGCTCTGCATATTCCTCGCAACGAGATTTCGCAACGGTGATGATGTCGTTGAACTTGTCCGAACGTGCCTGATAGTCGAGCAGGCTTTGTCGGGTTTTGAAGCCGAGAGCCAGAGCTAAGCCTGTAACGGTCGGAGGGTGTGCGCCGATAATGACAGGTACGCCGTTTTTATCCGTGATGATCACGCCTTTACTGTCGGTGATCGTATGACCTTTGCAGTCCTCGAAAAATTTATCGACCGCTTCGGAAAGCTCGGCGGCGTTCTTGTATTTCGGCTTACAGCCCACATTATCCCTCCTTACACGAGAAACAGCCGACCGGATCGCTCCGTATCGGCTGTCACAATTTTCGACTGTATAAAGCATAGCATATAAAGTTGCCCCATATCCGCAAAATTGAAAATTTTTTTCAGAAAATTTCTCCGAGTTCTTCCGCAAGGGCGATAAGGAACTCATGTCGGACTGTCTGACATGAACGTTCGCTTTTAAGCGTTCGGCAGTAGGAGATAGCTATTCCCGATAAAAGGTTCTGCTGTAAAAACAACTGCTCATCGTCGGCGAACCGGGAGAGCGCACGTTCGACCGCTTCCGTTCGGTATCGGAGCAGGCGAGTGTGCTTCTCTATCTGCTCGGCGGCTCTCTCAACGGGGTGAGGGATATCGGGAGAACCCTGTCCCGTAGGCACACGAAAGATAGCATCCGCTTCAATGCGTTTGATGAGTTTCTTGTCGCGGTCATAGCTTCCTGCTGTGGAAACACAGCGCTTGTACACTTCACGATCAAGGTATTTCGGATAATACGTTCTCATTTGCCCCTCCCATATTTTTCTCTGAACCTGCCGAGTACGGCGTAGAACTCTTTCTCCCCAAGTTTACGAGCCGCTGTAAGTTCATCACGGACAGTAATTGCTTCTTCAAGTGTCGGTATCATCGGAACGGATTCAAGCACACCGCCAACAGTCAGCCGAACAACGTAAAAATTTTTGTATCGGCGAATGTTCCGTGGGTTTTTGTACTGCTTCTTTGCCCGTATTCCTGCATTGATCTCCCCTATACGGCGAAGCGCGGCATGAGGATCCTTATCACGAAGATCAAGAAGCTCATCTCTGACAGCTTCGGCTTCTTCATGGGGAATAAAGCCCGTGCGGTACTGCTTGCCTTTGATGCTGATCTGCACACGTGTCCTGCCGTTCTCATTCGATATGCAGCCGACCTCAGAGCGTGCCGCTTTTCTCTTCGGCGGACGTGGGAGCAGGTCTGCACTGTTCTTCCGAACCTTTGACAGCTCACGGTAGATATGCTTCGGGGTCACGCCCATTTTATCAGCGATCTCACGTCCGTTATAGCCGTAAGCAATATATCTGCATATATCACGCTGATGAGGTGTACAGCGCCGAAGAATAGCCTCTGCGCTTTCTTTATCCTCGATCGCTCTGAATCCGTTTGCAGATGTGCTGTCAGCGAGCAGGTCTTCAACCGTTCCGATCTCGTCCGCATCAGAGTTTGGTGAGAGAGAATCGGCTGTCGAAATATGTACCGCCCGTCCGCCTCTCGACCATGCTTTCTTCGCATTGATGCTGTCGATAACGTGACTGCGAATATGCAGAAACAAATAGCTCGCATAGTAGCGGTCACGATCTTCTTCGTTCGTGAAGCTCTTGCCCTCGGCGGCTTTGTCCACAGACTTCACGCCCAGTACAAGACCATAAGCGGCCGCCGCATAGTGATCGTCTTTTTCCTGCGGCGTTTCACGCCCGGAACGCAGATACAGCTCGATCAGATATGCGTACTTGACAATAAGAAATTTTTCACGTTCGGAAAGCTTCTGCATTTTGCTCACTGATATCACCTCGATAAACCAAGCATAACACAAAAGCTGTCCGAATTTCAGGACAGCTTATATCGTGTCTATTTTTGCTTTTTTACGAGCTTCAATTCATAACCGAGAGCTGACAGCCCTGCGATGAAATTAACATTGAGGTTGAACCCACAGCCGTTTATGATACTGCTGATTGTCGACTTTGAAACACCCGCTATTTTGCTTACGTTCCGAAGCCCCTTTGCTTTGCATTCGGCTTCAAATATGTTTGCTATTTCTTCAAGGATCATATTATCGCCCCCGTTAATAATCATCGTCGTTATCGTCAATACAATCAGCGTCAAATAAAACGTTGTAAGTTTTTCCATTCAGCTCAAAAGAGGTTTCAGCGTCGGTTAAACAAGTCCAGTCAAGCTTCTGACCGCAGAACGGGCAAAATTCAAAATCACGGTCTGAAATATCGCTGTCACAGCTTCCACAAGTGATCGATTCGGGGTCAAACGGAGCTCTTTTGCTCCAGGGCGTGTTTTTATCGGGCATTTTTATCACCGTCCTTTCTGTTAGATTTTTCTTTTATACCCCACATACATTCTGCAACTTTGCGTGGATGACGAAATATCACGTGTATTAATGCCCTCCACCAAACAGCGGTTTCTTCGCCCGAAAAAGTTTTACCACATAAAATACACTCTCTTGTACAGATTTTGTACAGTGTTATCTTAATTGTGTATTTATTTTTCATTTTCATCACTCCAATCAAAAGCCTGTCCACATTGAGAGCAGTATAGTGGCGTTTCTGAAAGTCCGTCGCTATATGTAGCCCCGCAATTGGGGCATTCCCCGTCATTATATTTGTCGCCACATTTCTTGCTATGTCGTTCGTTCGGTTTTTTCGGTATCTGCTTTTCGAGAGCCTTTGAGAGTTCGATTTTCAGTTTCAAATCTCCGATAAAAGTTCTGTCAAGTTGGTCAAGTGCTTTTTTTGGTGTCATTTTTTATTCCTCCAACAGTTGGAGAATCCTTTGTCGCAAAAACATCATCAAGCGAAGCAATAACGATCGACTTGCTTTCCATATCGCTTAATTCTGCCTGGTAGAAGAATTCTCCGGTAGATTTTTTTCTCAGTATGCAGCCTGTCAGGAAGTAATCCTTGTCAACATAATGACGGGAAAGCTTCAGATGAACAGGCTTGCCAAGGTTATATTTGACTTCCGAAAGTTTCATTGTCCGTGTCCTCGATCCGGATAAATATGCCCGGAGTTTCCGCCCAGAACTTTTCGGTTATTTCGGAAACCACAAGAGCATCATCTTTCCAAAAGCCGCACTTTGTCATGCAGTCTTTGAGCATCTTCTGTAAATTATCCGTGTCGGGACGTGTCGTCTTGTATTCTCCGTTCTTGTGGCTGCCCTGTATTGGGAACAGCCACTTTGTCACAAGTCTGACACCCGAAGTCAAAGGCTGCGGGATAGTATGCTGTGACAGATGAGCCACAAGCTTTTCTTTCGCCGCTTTCAGCTCAGGCGGATCATAGAAGTGAGGCTCACCGTTTCTTACAGCTACCTTGTGTTCCTGTGCCGTAACTGTCGGCGGGACCATAGGCATAAAAAACTGAATTTTCATTTTCTGTTCGCTCCTCTCTTGCGCGCGGTGTCCGTGGTCGGGTGTGTATCGGTGTCCGCCCCCTTAGCGGGACACCGTACCACACACGGACACGGGTGTACACATATACCGTAGGTATATATGATTTCGTCGTGTCAAAACGGAATCATATTTTTTCTGATTCCGTTTCAAAACGAAATCAGAACCGTTTATGTTCCCGTTTTGAAACGAAATCATAAATTTTATGTTTCCGTTTCAAAACGAAATCTTAGTGTTCGTTTTCCGTTTCATCTGATTTGTAAACTTTTCCCGTGTCTTTATTTACCCTGTAACCTGCCTTTTTCGCCCAATCTCTGACCGTGTTCAAAGGCTTGCCGAGCAGGGTAGATATTTCCTGCATGGTAGGTAATTCATCATCGATACACAAGGAATTGTAAGCGTTAATGAAGCTGTCAATGTTGTCCGAACTGCTCTTTTTCTTCTTTTCAGTAGCTTTTTCCCAGGGCTTTCTGTTGTCTTCGAGCTTGATATCCGCAAGAACTCCGCTGCTGTCTGATCTGTGTATAGGATAATCGAACCAACAGTTAATAGAGGAGAAGCTTGCAAATTCTCGCAGAGTACCCTCTATTCGCCACGCTGTGCGCCGTGATAACGTCTGCTTGCCGCTGCTTATATCAGCGCACATAAGCTTGTATGAAGCTTCGGACAGTTCTTTGAGAGCGTGTTCACGCATCTTTGCAGCAGAGAATAAATCGTCCCGTGATGCAGATTCCTTGAAATTCGGATCAAATCGCAGTATCCATTCAAGACACACGCTGCATATAAGCTTGTCTTCTTCGGATTTGCGAATACTGTCCGTTATTTCAAGCTCCGTAAGATCGAGCAGTGCATCAGGGTCACGGGCGAATACTCCCGAACCCGAAGCTCTGTCCATAGACTTCTTGCCGCCCTGACTGCCTTTGCTGTGATGGTGACAGTATATGACCGCACAGCCTACTTCGGAGCATACCTTGTCAAACTGATTACAGAAGTAAGCCATCTGATCTGCGCTGTTTTCATCACCCGTTATGATTTTATATATAGGGTCTATGATAACAGCTATGTAGTCCTTTTTCTGTGCTCTGCGAATGAGCTTTGGTGCAAGCTTGTCCATAGGTACAGATTTTCCTCGCAGGTGCCACATATCGATGTTGGAAATATTATCAGCTTTAAGATTAAGAGCGTTATATACGTCTTTGAATCTGTGCTTGCAGCTTGCTTTGTCAAGTTCAAGGTTAACATATATTACTTTACCCTGCGCACATTTAAAGCCAAACCAGTCCTTTCCTTCCGCAATTGCAATGCAAAGCTGTATAAGTGCAAAGGACTTTCCGGCTTTTGAAGGACCTGCAAGAAGCATTTTGTGTCCCTGACGAAGTACCCCGTCAATCAGCGGAGGTGAAAGCTCGGGAAGGTTTTCCCATTCATCTGCAAGGTTTTCTACCTCGGGCATATCATCGTTAATGCTTTCTATCCAGTCCTGCCATTCGGTGAAACTTTCCTTGCCGATGTTGGTATCGATAATGTACTGCTTTTTGCCGTTGCGCATTACTCCCGGAAGACGTGAAAGTCTTGAGGGGTTGCGGTTCTGCTTGTCAATTTCAAGACCGTTTTTATGACAGATATTGTAGAGATAATCAACACGCTTTCGGTATTCGGAGTAGTCCGAAGCATCTATCTTTATAATTGCGTGGATAGATTTGCCGCCCGAATAAACAAGCATTGCAACGGGAAGCTCCAGCTCCCGTATAAGGGCGTTCTGCTCTTCAAGAGCCATACTGTCCGATTCTACAAGCGCATAACGGTAATCGGTGACATTTTCGTTTTTTACACCCTTGCCGTCAAGAGGGTTGAAACGGATCCAAGCTCCTGCGGCAGGGTTGTAGTCGCCGAGAACTGCTCCGATATCATCACCGTGCTTGTTAAGTTCGGCAATGAGTTCTCCTGCCGTTCTGGTGTATGAGCCTTTGGTGGGAAGATATTTCGTCTTGTTGTCCTCTGTCTTCTCCCACGTTTCGGTAACATAGCCTACTGTTTCGGAAGCTTCAAACAGCGTTTCGAGATATCGTATTATTTCTTTGGCAGGGTGCCAGTCAGCAGGCTCATAAAGTTTTACACCCTCTGAGCTGTGACTGATAACGCCGTTTTCTTCAGCGTTTATTTCATCACTCCAGTCGAAAGTCCTGTTTTCATAGCCTGTTGGCTGCCAGCCCTGGTCTTTTGCATATTGTATTATAGTTCCTGCCGTTACGGGAGGAGCAGCAGAGCCGTTAAAGCTCTGCCACTTCTTCTCACAGTCGCCTGCATGATAACGTGCAGAATCGCCTTTGCTCCAATTATCCCAGTCTTTGCAGGTGTAACCCTCATCTTTGAGAGCCATTCCGACATTGACCCATTCCTGATAGTCAAGCGCAGCAGGATCTATGTGATCGAGTATTTCAAGTAATTCCGACATATTTCCTCCGATCAATTAAAGGCAGGCGGCTCTGTGTTTGGCGTATATTCCGCAGGTGTTATACCCTTAGGCACTCTCCAGTTGTTAGCCGCAATGCGTCCGATAAGCTTACTTGCTTCTTCAAAAGGCCACGTTCCGACGTGCTTGAAGCCCATGCTTTCAAGGCGGCGTATCTGTTTCGGCGTTGTAAGCCCTTCCGCTCTACGCTTTTCAAGACGGTCAAGTATGAGCTTTGCTTTGCCTGCACTGTCGATCTCGTCAGGAAATATACCCATGTTTTCAAGACGTTCTCTCTGTTTGTCTGTCGGAGGTTCACATTCCCAACCGAATGCAGGAACATAATTTGCAAGATCGGAGGACTGTATAGACATTTCGTACTGCAAAGGATCCACAAGCGCACGTTTACGCTTCTTCATAGCAGCAAGCTTTTCAGCGAGAGCGGCTTCACGTTCCGCAACAACATCTTCAGATGCCGAGCGTTCCGCTTCTTCGATATCGACGGGACAGCCTGCGTTATCTGCGAGCTTCTCCGTCATTTTCTTGGCAACAGCTTCATCGGTACAGATAAGATGCGCAGGACGACAAAGTTCGTGACGTTCAGTATGCCATAAAAAGTCGAGAAGCAGTAATTCGGTCTTGCCGGGAGAAAGGCGTGTACCTCTGCCGACCATCTGACAATACAGACCTCTTACCTTTGTCGGACGGAGAACAATAACGCAGTCAACATCGGGACAATCCCAACCTTCCGTAAGAAGCATAGAATTGCACAGCACGTTATATTTGTTGTCTGCATAGTCCTTGAGTATCTCGGCACGATCGGGACTGTTTCCGTTTACCTCCGCCGCTCTGAATCCCTTGCTGTTAAGTATATCCCGAAACTTCTGAGATGTCTTTACAAGAGGGAGAAATACAACGGTCTTACGGTCTGAGCAGTATCGCTTCATTTCATCAGCGATCTGGTATAGGTACGGGTCAAGAGCCGTGTCAATATCCGAAGCTTTGAAATCTCCTGCCTGCGTTGCAACACCCGTAAGGTCAAGATTTATCGGTATCGTTACAGCCTTGATAGGGGAGAGATAGCCTTCTTTAATTGCCCTTGGAAGAGTGTATTCGTATGCAAGACTGTTAAAGACTTGACCGAGGTTTTTCATATCGCCACGGTCGGGCGTTGCTGTTACTCCGAGAACATCAGCATAAGGAAAGTAATTGAGAATGTTCTGATAGCTGTCGGTTATAGCGTGATGCGCTTCATCTATGATTATGGTATCAAAATATTTGTGGTCGAAGCCTGCAAGACGTTTTTCTCTCATAAGGGTCTGAACCGAACCGACAACAACTCTGAACCAGCTTCCGATACAGCTTTCGTCCGCTTTTTCGGTCGCACAGCAAAGTCCTGTTGCCTTTTTGATCTTGTCAGCCGCCTGTTCAAGCAGTTCTCCACGATGAGCAAGGATAAGCACACGCTTTCCGCGAAGAACACATTCTTCCGTTATCTTGGCAAAAACAATGGTCTTTCCGCAACCTGTCGGAAGCACCAAAAGGGTCTTGCTGTTGCCGCTGTCCCATTCGTTGAGAACAGCGGTCATAGCTTCCTGCTGATATGGTCTTAATTCCATCAGAATTTACCTGCCTGCCAGCCCGATGATGATGTAGTATTGTACTGCACAGGTTGAGATGCAGGTTTTATAGTCTGAACATCTTCATCATAAGCATAGAATTTTTTTATCCTGTTGAACAACTTGTCGCTGTTTTTACCGGGTTCAGCAAAAACATGACAGCGGCCTTTCTGTCCGACAAGTCCCGTCCAGTTCATGCGCAAAGGCTCGCCGTGCTTCTTCATTCCGACCGAGAGGAACAGCGAAGAGAGTTTCCATTCAAGCTTACTGCAAAGCAGAAAATTCTCTGTTATGGATATTTTGTCTTCCGCTCCCCATATCGTAAAGGTCACGATAGCCTTTTTGCACGCAGGAAGCTTGTCCGAACCGTCAAACGTGCCTCTTTCAAATTTTTCAACGGTGAAATCATAATCACCTTCGGGAAGCAGAACGAATTCCGAACTTTCGTTGTTTATCTCGCTGTCCCAGTCGTATGTGTAGTTGTTTTCCATGTTATGTACCTCTCTTTAGAACGGAATTTTTATATTTTCTTGGATAATTGCGTAAACCTGATCCCATGCTCCGATGAGAACGCCGTTAATAAAATCGGGAGGGTATTTTGCAACGGGCATCTGCTCAGGGAAGTAGCCTTTGTTTGCGACCGCAAAGCGTATATCCTTTTCGGAAACGTTATTGGCTCGCATAAGGTCCTGAAGAGCCTTGGGTATATCGGGCGGAATATCGGGTTCGCCGCCTATCTCTTCAAAATCCGACAGATCGCTCAGGTCATTAAGCTCATTAATAGCGGTATTTGTGCTGCTTGGGTTCTGCACAGGCGCAGGCTGTTCAGCAGGTTCGGGGGGAGCTGTCTGCGCTTTTATCACAGGCGGCGGAGTGACTGCTTCGGTGTTGACCGCCGCGGAATGTTCGATAACGTGTGCTATCTGCGAGTAGTCAAGCGGAAGCTTCGGGGGAAGATCGGCACGGTTCTTTGCGTCCCAGCAGGGGTGATGTGTGGTGTACATTACACGCTGACCGCCCTGCGCCTTGAACTTCCTGCCTTCTTTATCGGCTGCAACAGAATATGTTTCATAGTTGCAGAACAGGATCATATCCGCCCATTCCTTGACAAGCGGAGCTGTCTGCGAACCTGTTTTCTTTCCGAGCTTCAGCTCATAGCGGTCATAAGCTCCTGCTTCATCGGGCTGTTCAAACTTTTTAAGCTGCGAATGGCAGTTCAGAACAACGTGACAGATGTCCTTGTCGATAAGCTCCTGAAGAAGATTGAGAAAACGTCCGACAGCCTCGGCAACATATACATAACCGTTTCCATAGCCGAAATCCTCAATGCCCTTTTTGCCGTGAGTGCTGAGTACATCTTCAATGCAAAGCCTTTCCGCCCAGTCCATTGTGTCAATGACGAGCGTTTCACAGATCTGTGGGTTCTGCTTAACATACTCGATATAGTTGATAAGCATTGTCCATGATGTGGGCTTGTCCTCAAAACGCTTTACATCAAGGTTTCCCGTGCTGCCCTCAGTATCAATGAAGAGTGGCTTCGGAAAGTGTGCCGCAAGAGTAGATTTGCCTACACCTTCGGGACCGTAAATAACTACTTTCTGTCTTTTGCGGATAACTCCGCCCGAAATTTTTACGTTCATATCGGTATTCCTTTCATACTATCATATCAATAACATCGGAGGCGTAAACCTTTGTGCCGTCTGCCTTTTCGATGAGTGTATTATCAAGTGCATATTCGACAAGCTCGTTCAAAATATCCTGCGCAGGCTTGCTTGTGGCACTTTTTATAGCAAGGATCTTTACATAAGAATCATTGGATATTTTTACGTTTGTAAAGCCGCTTAAAGGGAAATCCCTTGCTGTGCCTTTAAAAATGAGCTTTTCACTTTTCATCAGAATGTACCTGCTTTCCATGTCTTATTTTCTATAGGTTCTTCGGGGGCTTTTCCCTTGACATAGCCGTCCTCGATGATTATGCTGCATTCATCACCCGTGGAAACCCGTGTTGCAATTGCCTGTAAACCCTCTGCTTCAAGCCATGTGCCGAACTCGTTGAGAGTTTCAATGTCCATCTGTTCAAGCTTGTCCATAAGCACAAATCCGCATTCAGGGTTGAGCTTGCGCACGATCGCAGCGGCAACACGAAGCTGTTCCGAACCACTCATGCAGTCCCATTTTGCCCCGTTATATGTAAGCTCGCCGTTATCTACCGAAAGACCCGGGAGAGGGAGAGCCGCATTATCAAGAAGCTTCCTGCGGTCAGCACGGACGGTTTCTATCATTCCAGTAAGAGAATCATATTCATCTTTATACTGCTTGGCTTCCATTTCAGCTTTTTCTTTATCAAGATTACTGCGAATTTTTATGTTTATGCTTTCGATATCACGAATGTTGTTTTCAAGCTCGGCTGTGCTTTCATCATACAAGAACGCCGCTGACTGTTCAGCTATCTTTAAATCTTCGGAAATGCTGTTCTGCTGACTTTCAAGCTCGGAAAGCTGCGAGCGAAGTATCTCTATCCTGCTTGTGATATTGGCATGTGCAGCTTTAAGCTGTTCCGCTCTGTCACGCTTGCGCTGGTTTTCTCCGTTGCGGGCAAGTATTTCCTGCTGCTGATGAATAAGCTCCGAAGCCGATACAGGTTCTTTCGGAACGCCATCATACTCGGGAAGTTCAGCGGCGTATTTTGCTTTCTGCTCTGCGATACGTCCTATTTCAAGTCTGCGGTTGTACAGCTTGTTTTCCTGGGTGTCATATTCCGCAAGCTTGTCGCCAACACCGATTATCTGTAAAAGCACAGCGGCTTTATCCTTAGAGGACGATTCCATAAACTTCGGGAGATCAAGAGCAAATGTGCTTATGAAAGCATTGAGAAGCTGCTGACCGCCTCTTTTTCCGCTTTCATCGGTCACTTTAAGGTCGCTGTTCTTTCCGCAGCGTTCAACGATAATGCCGTTGCTGAGCTTTACCTTTAAATGCGGCGGTACAGCAGAGCCTTCACGGGCTGCTCCCGAAGGACGGAACTTGTCACCGCCGAGCGCCCATGCAATGGAATCCAATACAGAGGTCTTGCCCTGGTTGTTCTTACCGCCTATAATGGTAAGTCCGCTTTCGGAAGGTTCGAGCTTGACCGCTCTTATACGCTTGACATCATCAAGTTCAAGACTGTTAATTTTTATCATAATAACTACTCCTTTATTTCTCTCACAAAACCGCAAAACATTCGCTGACAATTTTTGCCGTGCAGCTGTACAGATGATGCTCGTCAATGTTCTTCTCAATTACCTTGCGCTGTGCAGCCTTTAACCCTCTGCCTTTAAGCCACTGCGTTTTGTTAAGCTCCGAATTGAACTCCTCGGCTCTCTGCAAAGCCTCCGTCACCGAACCGCAGGGGATAAAATAAATATCACCTGCATCGTTGACGTTCCAACGTCCGCTGATCTCCGTGTAAGCATTTTCACGGGACGAACCGTAATGATACGGACGTTCATCATCGTCATCACGCTTGTAGTCCTCAAGCTTCTCGATGAGCGTGAGAGCCTTTTCACGGTAGCTTTCTTCCTTGGCAGAAACCACGAAGCAGTGGTGCGAATAGTAATACTGCGATACGATAAGTACATATTTTATATCATTCATACTTGACAAATCCTTTCTTATGCCTTATAATAAGGTTGGTTAGTTTTGTTTTGAGCCTGTTTCGGTTGCCGCCGATGCCGATAGGGCTCTTTTTTTATTCCTGTTCATCGTCTTCGTCCTCATCGAAGCAGAGCAGGATATTTTCCGCAGTCTGCAGGATAAGCAGCCCAATGAGCGCCGCTGCGATGAAGCAGATAAAAAAATTATACATCGTTTTTAGTCTCCTCGATTTTCTTGATGATGCGGAACAGAGCTTCCGCACAAGCCTCCGCAGACGGCTTTCCGTACATCTCGATACGCCTTCCGCTTTCGGAATATACGACCTTATCGGGCGTTCTGCCCTCGATCTCGGGGATTTTGATCTCAGACATTTTTCTCACCTTCCTTTCTGAATTCTTCCTCAATGAGAGGACCGAGTATCTTTGCGAGAAAAGCAATTACTTCTTCATTGTTGACCTCGGTTTTGTTTATAACTTCTGATGTCATAGAAACTCCTTTCACAGCATAGCCAGTTCGTTGGCTTCGTCTTTCAGCCTGTCCAGTCTGAGCCTGAGCGACCTCTGCTCGTCCTCGATCTCCTGCATACGCTTTGCGGTTTCCTGCATATCGCAGATAACACGCATACCGTATTCAAAGTAAAGATTTGCTGCCTTTTCCTTGGCGTTTGCACAGTTGCGGTTAAAAGCAGGGTGATAGTTATACACGAACTGTATGATCTCAAATTCTTCATCACTCGGCTTTCTTGTGCAGTCGGGAAGTCTGCGTTCAAATTCTTCTCTGGTCATTTTTCTCAATTCCTTTCTTGACTAATACCCCTATTCGTTGTATAATTATGTAAATTTACAGCGAAAGGAGGAAAATTTATGAGTATTTGCCCTTTTATGAGTAAGAGCAATAAGGTCGATGACTGGAGCGGCTGTATAACTACTTGTGAGCTTCGTATTAACAATAGTTGCGCATTGAAGATATTGGCTCAAAAAGCTATACACGATGCAAAGAGAGAAAAGTCAAACGACGTTTTGAAGAGCGAGCAGAGTGCTGCAAATAGCACCGGTTAATTGCACGAGTTCTTCAACACTATGCTCCTGTTTTGCTTCCTTTGAGAGCATCTGTAAATGCTCCCAAAGGAGCTTTTTTTCATTTTCGGTTGTAAGTTTCATTTCTATTTCCTTTCAGCCTATCTCAACTTCCAATTTCATTTTTTCAAGCTCTTCGACCGCTTCTTTCAGTTCGGAGAGCTTTTTCTCTACCGTCTGCATCTGTTTCTTGATCTTGTCAATATTTGCGACTGATACAGTCAGTTCGATAGTGGAATTGCTTTCTCGACCTACAAGATACTTAATCGGTATATCAAGAACTTTTGCAAGCAACGCAATTTTATCTCTTTTCATATTGGAGATGTAACCATCTTCCCATTTTTTTACGGTGCTTTTTCCAACGCCAACAGCGTTACCTACATCTTCAAGTGTTAAGCCTAATTGTTTCCTTCTACTATGTATTATTTGACCAATTGTCATTCTCTTCACCTCACTTTCTTAGTCAAACTCTTCATCGAACATTTCTTTTGCAGCGGCTATCAGCTCACAGTGCTTTTTAGAATTGTTGACCTTACGATTTAAGATAACAATATCATCACACTTGTCAAACAGTTCTTCTACGCTGATATCAGGGAAGAACATCTGCTTGATCGTCAAAGCTTCATCGAGTGTAAAAGATACCTTTCGTGTAAACTTTGAACTTAACGCTCTTGCTGTTATTCTGAGAGCCTTTGCAATATCCTTTTTCTTTATGCCGTGTTCTGCAATTTTGGCTTCCAGTATTGGATATGCAGGGGGACGGTGGACTTTTGCTGACATTTTCTTCACCTCTCAATATCTAGATATTTTGCAATAGCATTTGCAATAGCTTCGCTGTCATATCGTTCGCACATAAATTTACGGACTGTTGCATACGGATAGCCAATAGCCCGTGCAAGCTGTTTCTGATTTATGTGGCGTATTCTCATCTGCTTGACTGCTTCTGCGATAAATAAACTGTACAAATTATCACCCCTTTTCGGATTATTTTGTAACAACTGTTGACAAATCAAAGAAAAAATGATATTATGCAGATAGGGAGAATTGCATAATAATAGTAAAAACCTATAGTTCGGATAGGTCTGTTTTGCTATATCTCTTTATTGAACAGATGTTATGATATAAGTATAATTCATCTAATGATGAAAGTCAATGACTTTTTAATCAAAAGATGAATTTTGGCTATATACACAGAAAATAAAGAACGCATTTATGTAAAATTCATAAGTAATATAAATAAAAAAGGCTTCACCATCGGTGAAGCCTTTAAGGAGGTTATATATGATACTATGAATGAATTTACAACTTGGTCATTTTGGATCTCTGCAATAGGAACATTGTTAGGGATTGTCAGTCTTGTTATTACTTTTATTACATGGAAAAATACCACCGATATTAAAACAAACATGTATAAACAACGCTTAAAGAAACAAGCAATTGCTGAACTAAAATCCAAAATTGGGGACATTGAAGGTCGAATAGGATATATTAATAAAGAAAAGATAATTGACAGAAATAGTTTTGTGAGTGAATTTTTTGCTATAATAGAATTATTAAGTGACTTAAGCGTTATTTTTACAAGAAAGCAAAAAAATAAACTCGAAAAACTGCGTAAGACATATAATTCTCTTGTAAATAGTCGCTCAATATCGCCGGTAGTACAACTTGAGTTTTTAACTTCGCTAAAGCAATTTTGCAACCAAATAGTTACTTATTATAAGGAGAATGACAATGAATAACGAAAGAAATATAGAGTTTGTTAATCGTCTCATTGATATGACAATGAATAATACCCTCATATGGAAACATTATTTTGATGGTGAGATAAATATATATGATGAACATGGCGTATTTTACCACACGGAATTCTGCTCTCTTGATAGTTCAAAATCTTTTTATGCCTATTTAAATGACGGATTTGTTATTTTGGCTTATGAAGAAATAACGAGTGCTATAGACGGTGATTTATCGAAAGAATTCAGATTGCTGGTGGGCGAGGAAGGCAAACACGGATATATTTCTGTAGTAAAATTTGATGACGATCCTTACGCATTACTGTCAGAATTGAGCTATCATATTAAGGACTCTATTCATGATACTGATGAAAAAGCCGATGCCTTCATCAATTCAGTATTAAATAATCATTTTTCTTAATTTATTAAATACGGAATGATCTGAGTTACTTGATATGACGCATTTAAGTTCGTAAGCCAATTTTTCGGCTACTGAATTTTTGACTGTATTGCAAACAATCCAATTGATTTTGGTACATTCGTTGTCGATTGTGATATAAATAATAGGACTTGAAGCGAACGGCGGTATAATAAATGTTACAGTTATTCTTTGTGGCATAACAACTGTTTCGTATTTTATAGAATTGTCAGCATTAAATGATGAAGTCCATTTCAATTCTCTGTTATATGTTTTTTTTAGGACAATTTTAAGCAGATTGGTTACTATTGAATTATATTCTTCTATAGATGTATCTATTGCTGGCATAATTTCATCCTTTCATTTAATTTATAAGTACATTATATTTCATCAAAAGATGAATGTCAAGGAGGAAACATGACTTTTTTAGAAAGAATAACGCTCCTTATGGAACAAAAAGGAGTAAATAAAAGTACACTTTGTTCTCAATTAAAGATTAATCAGAATTCCTTTGTAAACTGGACTAATAGAGGAACACTTCCGAGTGGTGAAACTCTTATAAAATTAGCTGAATACTTTGGTGTATCTATAGATTATCTGGTAGGCTACTCCTCCAAAAATGAAGAGAACCCTAAAATTCAAAAGCTTATAGATTTTGCGAGCCGCCTGACAGATGAGCAGCTTGACAGTTTTATTGATACATATTCTAAACTTCTTGATTCGCTAAAGAAATAATTTCAGACAGCATTTTATCCTGCATCTCTTTAGGGAGATTGATAAAAATGTCTATAAGTTTACCGAGCTTTTCTATTTTTACGTCGTCATCCATTATATGATCCTTTCTTATATGTTACCCTAAAGCCAAGTTCCTTATTATTAAAATAGCACATTTGTTCTGCTTTGTCAAGGGCATAAGAATAAACTGTCCATTTTTTAGGACAAGTGAAAAATAATTGGTTCCGCTCTATTGAAATTCTTTCGTAAAGATACTACAATGAGAGCGTAGAATTTATATTTGATTGAATACTCTCGGCTATAGTTGACCGTTATAAGCGGATAACAAGTCCGAGAGCATTTTTATAAAAAAATCTGAAAAAGTCTTGACAATACGTGTGATACGTGCTACAATATAATTACAGAAAGGAGGAACGGAGATGCCGCTGACACCCAAGCAGATGATCAAATTTCTAAAAGAAAACGGATTTGAGGAAGTACGTCAAAGAGGTTCACATGTATTCCTTGAAAATTCAAAAACAGGAAAACAAACCACCGTTCCTATGCACTGCAAAGACCTTGGAAAAGGACTTGAACAGAAGATACTCAAAGACGCAGGACTTAAATAGTCCTGCAGAGTATTGCATATAATTATATTGATAGGAGGACTTTTTATGAAAAATAAATATTGTTATCCCGCTGTACTTCAAAAAGATGAAAACGGATATGCCGTATGGATCCCTGATATTGACGGCTGTAATTCTTTTGGTGAAACGATTGAAGAAGCCGTTGCAAGCGTAAATGAAGCCCTCGGTTTATGTATTGAAGTTATGGCAGAAAAAGGAAAAGGCATCCCCGAACCGTCAAATCCAGAAGATATTCGGCTTGAAAAGGGACAGTTTATTGCTATCGTTGAGTTTGATTGGATCGAATATCAGAAAAAGTATTGTTCAAAAGCTGTAAAAAAGACGCTTACAATTCCGATGTATCTGAATGAACTTGCTGAAAAAGAGCATATCAATTTCTCCTCTGTGCTTCGTGAAGCTCTTGAAAACCGTTTGCATATACAATAAAAAAATCCCGCTCGGTGCTACCAACACCGAACGGGAAAGAGCTGCGGTATAACCACAACCTTTTTACAAGTTTAATTGTACCACAGCTTCTTGAAAATGTCAAGGAGTGATATAAAAATTGAAAATCGCCGTGATCTATGCCCGATACTCATCGGACAAGCAGACAGAGCAGTCCATTGAGGGGCAGCTCTACGACTGCTACAATTACGCAAAGCAGCACGGGATAACGGTCGTTCACGAATACATCGACCGTGCAATGACAGGCAAGAACGACGACCGACCGTCCTTCCAGGAGATGCTTGCAGACAGCGCACGTCACGAATGGGAATATGTTCTCGTGTGGAAGCTTGACCGCTTCGCCCGAAACACCATTGACAGCGCAATAAACCGACAGGCTCTTTCCCGAAACGGTGTGAAGATATTATCCGTAATGGAGAGCTTCGGCGAAGATGCAAGCGGTCAGATGATGACGCACATCATCGAAGCCATAAACGAGTATTACAGCGCCGATCTCCGTGAAAAGACTATCCGAGGAATGCGACAGTCGGCTTTGAAAGCTCAATCTACGGGGCAGGTTCCGTTAGGCTATAAGATCGTCGACAAAAAGCTTGTCATTGACGAAAGCACGAGGATAATACCCGAAACCGTATTCCGAATGTATGCGGCAGGGGAAAGACTTATCGACATTGCAGATCATCTTAACTCGCACGGCTACCGAACCGCCAAAGGGCATAAATTCACCGTTAAAAGCTTTTATGCAATGCTCACTAATGAAAAATACATAGGCGTATATCAGTATGAAGATATACGAATAGAGGGAGGAGTTCCGCAGATGATACCGAATGATGTTTTTGAAGCTGTAAGAGAAAAGCTCAAAGCCAACCGCAAGAGAGCAGGTAAGTTTGCCGCCAAAGCCGACTATTACCTGTCGGGAAAGCTGTTCTGCGGCTACTGCGGAGAGCCTATGAGCGGCTTGTCGGGAAAAAGCAGTTCGGGCAGTACGCATTATTACTATCGCTGTAATGGCGTGCAGAAGAAGTCGGGCTGTACCAAGCGCAACGAAAACAAAGAGCGTATCGAAGACGAGGTATGCAGAGCCGCTTGGGGAGTTTTCCACAGTATGGATAAAAATCAGCTTGCGGAACTGATCCACGAGAAGTACCTAAAAGAAGCGGCAACGGAAACCTCGACCGAAGTTCTCGAAAAACAGCTTTCCGATGTTACCAAGCAGGCAGAGAACGTCGTGAACGCAATTGCGAACACAGGCGGAAATCAGATTTTATTTGATAAGGTCAAGCAGCTGCAGGAGCAGAAGGAGCAGGTCGAATCACAGCTCCGCATCGCATCAGCGGTAAAGGGAAACGTCCCCTCGACCGAGCAGATCACGAAGCTGATCGACGATATCCTCGAAATGGACGTAACAACATTGGAAGGCAAAAAGGCGATAGCCGATATAATGATATCGAAGATATATCTGTATGATGATAAGCTCACGGTTATATTTAAGGATCCCGAAGGAAAGTCGCAGGATATACCGCTTTCCGAAATAGAAAACCCCGAATTCGATTGTATCTTGTCGGCTGAGGGGAGCCACATTGGATAAATCCGAACCCGTTAGGAGGTTCGGATTTATTCGTATTTTATCCGAATCGTCCTGTGTTCGGATTAGTTGTTCGTCTTTAAAGATATTGCCCATAGCTGATGCTGTGGGTTTTTTTGTATTTTGGCATTCAGTAACCGTCAAAAATCGCCCTATATACAAAACCAGCCACCGCCGTTTGGCAGTGGCTGAAGAAATAAATAGCACCCAGAAGTCAGTAAGCAACACCATTTAGAATATCTTCAATAAGCTCATAAGCATCCATCAACTCGTCACGAAGTTCATCATCGGAAAATTCATCTGTCCTGTCGCAGAGATCACCGACACGTTCAGCGAACACCTCCGCAGCTTCGGGATCTTCATCATACATCTTATCATAACGCTGAATGAGATGATAATTGAAATCAAGATCAAAATTCAGGCGAGCAGACTCACCGTCAATGATCTCCTTGATGAATCTCATCATAAATCTAATGTTTGTTTTTCTTTTTGCTCTTGCCATATTCAACTCTCCAATCTTAATTTTTTCGGTAAATTTTTGTTCCAGGGCAGAAAATCCTCAAAGCTGTTAAATCTCATACTGCGTAAGCATTCCAGCACCCATTTTATGTATTCGTAAGGCTTCAGCATATTCTCCTTTGCTGTTTCAATTATCGAGTAAAGAATCGCATTTGCTTTCGCACCGCGCTCACAATGAGCAAACAGCCAATTTTTTCTGCCGATGACAACAGGCTTTACCGCACGCTCGGCAGCATTGTTGGTAAGTTCAAGCCGCGGGTCGAGAAATACATTCATCAGCGACTTTTTCTGTCCCAGGGCATAAGTGATCGCCCTGCCGGTAAGGTCTTTTGAAATCGGCTGCTCTGCGCACCATTCAAAAAATCTTTCCGCAAGTTTTTTCGTTTTGTTCTTCCGAATTTCTGCAATTTCAGAAAACTCATATGAGGACTTTTCATAAGGCTTTTCGGGATCCCTGCCTTCAGCATAGAATATCTCATTTATCATCATAAAGCCCTGTCCCGCAGTTGTGGAATAGTCCTTTTTGTCATGCTGAATGTTTACGACATTCAGGAAACATCTCCGAAGATGTGCCCAGCAGCCAACTCTAACTGTACATATTACCTTATCATACTGTCTGAGCCCATCGCAATGAAGATATCCCGAAAAACCTTTCAGAAAACCCCGTGGAAATTCTCCATTTCTGCCGTTTTTGTACTCATACAGCATGATAGGGATACTTGAATGTCTTCCCGAACGGTACACCCACATATATCCATTTACGGGTTTGTGCTTACCCTTTACACGATTGACCTGTGTGGGAGTTTCATCTGCATGAAGAATGTCCAGTTTCACCATAATTTTGTGCATAAGCTCGTACAGCGGCATCATCATTTCCGCTGCTGCCATAACAAGATTATCCATGGTCTGCCGTGAGATATTTATGCATGAATATGCAAGATCTCTTTCAAGACGATACAGCGGTACTGCTTTTACATATTTTTCGCTGATGATATGCGAGAGCAGCGACGGTGTGACAAAGCTTCGTTCAATCAGCGGCTCGGGCGCTTTAGCTGTTCTGAAAACTCCCTCTGCACCATTTTTACTGCATTTGCGGCAGACCGCTTTTTCTTTTCTGTGCTCCTGTACCTCTATGCGGGCAGGGATATATTCCACCTGTATGAAGCTGTCATATCCGATAACTGTCATCTGTGAACCGCATTTGGGACATATTTTTTCTTCCTCGGTAAGCTCATGGACGATAACAGTTTTCGGAGCATTTTTCAGTTTCTCGTCAAATGTGCGGTGCTTTCTGCGCTCGTGGGAAGTCACTTTAGTTTTAGGATATTCCACGGAAACTTCTTCGGTTTCTTCTTCAAAAAAACTAAGCTGTCCGTAATCCTCGCATAATTTTTCAGTCGATGAACCGTATATTTTCTTTCCTGCAAGCTTCAGAAACTCGGTTATCCTGTTCAGTTCGGTTTTAAGCTCCTTTATCTCTTCTGCCTGCTCATCTATCTTTTGCTGCTTTTTGGCAAGCTCATCTGCCTGATAACGAGTATGATTTTCAAGAAAATGCAGACGGGAATACAGCTCAATATTGCTCATATTTTCGTACATTTTCCTCACACCCCTTACCGCTTTTTACTGCTTTAATTATACCATATTTCACTCAATAAAACAAGAAAAAAGCCCGATATTCCGGACTTTTTGATGTAGAAAATATTATGTTGAAATATGTCTGTTATGCCATGTTGAAAACATCATTTTCTGTTGAAACCGTTTTGTTTTTCAGCAGATTATAGTGCCGCATCTCTTCAACACTCAGACCATGCATCAGCCAGTCAAGCTCTTCATGAGATACAGTATATGTGTCACCGGTCAGCTTCTTTGGAAAGTGAAATTTTCCATGCTCTATTCTTTTGTACAGCAGGCAGTATCCGCCCCCGTCCCAGTACAATATTTTTATCTTGTCACAGTGACGGTTATGGAACACGAACAATGCACTGCTCATAGGGTCAAGTCGGAATTGCTGCTCCACTATGGACGCAAAGCCGTCAAGCCCTTTCCTCATGTCCGCATTCGCTGTGGAGATGTATATTTCTGTCGGAATGTGGTTCAGCACTTTTTCTCACCGACTTCGACTATCCTTGCAAACCGGATCTTTTTGCCCTCGGCAAGCTCTTCGCTTCGGCCCAGCCAATACCTCAGGGTGCTGCGCTTTATCCCTGCCTCCCGGCACCATTCTCGCTGGCTTTTTCCGCTTTTCTTGTATTCCTCCACTATTCTTTCTTCATGTGTCATGGTTCCGTCCTCCTTGTGCTTTTTCTCTATTGTAGCACTTCTTGGGCGGTTTGTATTTAGGGGGACGTTGGACGGTTACGGCATTCAGGGCGCTATTTTGGCATTTAGGGCATTAATCTTGAAATATCCTGACGTTTATTGTAATATAAACGTACAAATATTATGCTATGAGGGAGATTTTAATGCCACATATAAATAAGCAAATGGCTTCTTTCTTTTTGACTACGAAATGCAATCTTCGATGTATATATTGCTATAATAGTAAAGAAAGAATGAGCTACAAGCAACAATCGCTTCCTTTAGAGATTGCCAAAGCAGGAGTAGATTATTTTTTTGTTAATAATTGTAGTCGACATATAAGATTTTATGGACCTGGCGAGCCAACACAAGAATTTGAACTAATGAAGTCTATAGTTGATTACGCTTATGAAAAAGCAGGAAATACGCTTTCAACTGAATTACAAACTAATGGATGTTTTAATAATACAGTTCGTAATTGGATTCTAAATAACATCAACATTGTGTGGGTATCGTTTGATGGTGAGCCTGAAGTTCAGAATGCTAATCGTCCATGTGCTAACGGTAAGCCATCTTCACCTATTATTGAGGATAATGTGAAATGGTTAATATCACATTCAAATGGTAAAAATATTATGGTTGGTGCTAGGGTAACAATTACTGATTTAAATATTGAGCGACAAATACCAATGATAGAATATTTTAAAAGTCTTGGTATAAATTATATTTGGTCTGATCCTATATTTCCAACTGTAGATAAAGTCCCTGTGTGTATGGATGTCGAAAAAATCAAGGATTATCATTTTGATATGGATAAGTATGTCGATACCTATATAGATGCTTATCATTATGCAAAAGAGAACGACATCTTTTATGGCAGCTTTTTAACATGTAATTTTGATGGCATATGTAGTCAACACTGTCGTGCATGCACACCAGTTCCGCACTTTACTACTGATGGGTATATATCCGCTTGTGATTTAGTGACGATAGGTGAAAAGGCAAAGCACATGGAATGTTTTGTCTATGGAAAATGGAATTCAGATACAAAATCGTTTGATATAGATAATAAAAAAATTGAATTATTGCAAACTCGAAGCGTGAATAATATGGAACATTGCAGAAAATGCTCTGTGCGTAATCACTGCGGAGGATATTGTTTAGGTGAAGTACAAAACGAAACAGGAAATTTGTTTGGTCAGAAACCAAATACATGTAGAGCTATTAAGAGACTTGCAGAAAGCATAGGTTATTCAGATGAGCCATATGCTTTTATGCACCCATAAATTTATAATTTTAGGAGGTATTTAGAATGAAGGCAGTAGTAATCGGAGCAACAAAACCGGGGTATGCAGAAGCGATAACAAGAAAATTAATTAAAAATGGTTTCAAGGTTATCGGAACGTATGATACTGAGTTTGAGGAAAATGCGATAAAATTATCTAAAGAGTTTTCCTCAGAAAAATTAACACTCAAATCACTTGATCTTTCCTCTAGAAGTGAATTAAAGTCGTTTGTTGATGATATTGTTGATCCCATTGATGCTTTTGTATTTGCGCAATTCTATTTTGATATGGAAAATCCAGATAATTTTAATCATGAGATATGGGATAGGAGTATTGCAATTAATCTTACAGCGCCTAATTATCTTATTCATGAATTGAAGAACAAAATGAATGCAGGTAGTTCGATTGTAATTTTGACAAGTACAGAAGGCTTTAGAGGTTCATATGGAGCTTCGGCATATGCGGCAACTAAGGCGGCGATTCATAATTTGGTTAAGACCTTAGCTAATAATTTGGGTAAACGTGGAATACGTATTAATGCACTTCCTGCTGGCTGGATTGGTGGCGAAATGGATACGGATGAGATTTTTAATAAATCTAGAAGTATGACACCATTAGGTCGTTTAGGAACTGATGAGGAAATAGCAAATGTTACATGCTTCTTGCTATCAAAAGAATCTAGCTTTGTAAATGGAACTACTATTGTTGCTGATGGTGGTTATCTTTGTTCCGATCCTCTTTCAAAATATGAATTTGAAGATACATTTGGACATTGAGTGCCAGTAAGCATATATAAGGATGTGAATACAAATGAAGAATAAGTGGACTTTTATAGATATCCTTGTATTATGTTTAGAAATTGCAATTCCAATTATATCAATTGTAATCACTTGTGCTGTGCCTCAAGGTAGAGCATTGGATTCTGATATAAAACTTGCTATCATTGGTGGCGGCATTTCCATCCCAATTGTTTTGTTACAAATTTCAGTTACAGTTGGACAAAATAGTAATGATAGATGCAATGATGAAACCAAAACAGAGGTAATGCACTTATCTGAACAGCTGAATCATATAAGTCCAATACTTGAAAAAGTGTTTTTATCACAAAATGACCGTATAAAAAGGTTTGTTTACAGGAGAATGGAAGAAGTAACTAAAACTATAAATGCTGCTTTAAGCAATAATAATTCCGGGGAACTTCGTCCTAGTGAATATTATGAGGAATTATTGTATTTGGCTGACATGATTATTCGTGATAAAGATGAACATAAGAAGAAGTTTACTGGAGAAATTTGGGCTATGACAAGTTTCGCTGAAGATGAATGGATTGCTGATGAAGGATATGAGAGATTGTGGACTGAAAAACTTAAAAGCATTTGTGACAAGGGTATAAAAACTCGTAGGCTTTGCATCGTTCCCGATACAGTATATAACATTATTTCAGGTAATGAGTTCACAGTTCCACAGCAAAATGCCTATAATTCTTTTTGGGGATTTATAAGTCTGCTGGAAATGTATTATAGCAATTCTGTAAGAAAAAAATCTTCAGAGCACTATTTCCTCCGTGAAAATGATAATAGTGAGTTAACGGACATTAAAGGTTTCTTTGCAATTAAACTTACAAATGGTGAGTTACATATATTGCATGGAGAGACCGTTGACAAAAATGGTGCGTTGACAGCAAAGGTTTTGTTTAATCCAGATGAGATACAAGAACTTAGAAATCTTTTTGAAAGATATGCGACTCAAAGTTACAGAATGGAAAAAGTAATTTCGGATGTATCTAAACAAAATTTATTTGTAGATTACCTTAAGCGTAAAAATATTGATCTAACGTAGTTTAATCCCCCTATAGAACGAATTGTTTCTATAAGGGGAATTGTTGCTATTATGATTATTTTGGCATTCAAGGCGGTATTTTGGCGTTCAGGGCAAAAGTGTTGACTTGCCAGTCACATACATATATAATACAATTAATCTACTATTGACTGGAGGTTTACATGAATTCCTGTGATGTGTATATTGTAGCTCCCATTGCTAAACTTACTTGTGATGAAGAGCAGTTATTAGGAAGTAATATTTTTAAGCTATATGAGGTAATCAACAGTATTACTAATAGATATAATACTAAAGTGGATATATACAGTTTGGCTAAAGTGAAAATCAACTCAGTGCCTGAGAACTGTAAAAAAATAGACGAAGCTGCTTGTTCGATTATTGTTACTCCTTCTGAGAATGTACATGACTTTATGATACTTATAGGATATGCAATTGCAAGGAACAAAAGAATTTACATTCTTCTTTTAGACAATAAGACTCATGACTCAAAAGCTGGGATAATAGCGGATGGCTATGAGAATGTATATGTAGATTGTGTTAATCCACTGCTTAATGATTATAATAGGCTTGAACGATTTATATTATCATCTGTCGGAGAAAGAAGTGAATGTAATGCTTGATAATATCTTGAGTAGACTGGGTATATATAATTTAATGGGAGTACTTTATACTGGAACAATAATATCAGTAACCCTATGGTTTGTTAATGATATTTTCAATATTGTGAAAATACAATTTGATACTCTTAATATAAACGGTACATTCCTTTTTATTGTGATAAGCTACTTTCTTGGATTGGTATTTCAAGAAATAAGCTCATTTTTAAGCAAATCATTTTTCTTCAGAAAGAATAAGCTTCTGCATACTGCTATGGTTTCAAAAGATGATGACGTATACCTTATGTCAGATAATGAGATGAAGCTTCTCAAAAAGAAACTCAAAGAAGACCACGCTTACGATAATAATATTACAGATATTCCTTACATATACAATTACTGTAAAAGCTATTGCTTTGAACATTGTGATGTTTCTTTGATTGATAAAGACCAGTCAATTGCTGCAATGAGCCGAAGCCTTTCGGTATTCTTTTCTGCTTTGAGCGTGTTTATATTTATAGTAGCATTCTTTAACGATGGCATAGGATATATATGGTTAGTTCCGGTTTTGATGTTTTTTGCAGCTTTAATGTTTATACGTTTTAGAAGGTTTACGGTAATAAGGGAAGTGCTGATTAAATCTGGTGCACATATTGCGCCGCCAGATTTTTTGTCAGCTTGTACGAAAGCGACGCAGGAATACTTACGTATTTCAAGGAGTTTTCGTGCAAGATGACGGAAAATCTGCAAGCAAGATGTGTGCCAAGTCGTTAGACGGGATTTAATCAGTGCTTCCTAAGATATGTTCGTATTCTAAGAGCATATTTATATAATAAAGAGAGGGAGTGATTTTATGCCGTATAATGAATTCAGAGAACAAGCTGAGATGTATTATGATAATGCCGTTTCGAAGTACAACAATGGTAATTACATCGGAGCATATCAGGATTTCAACATGGCAAAATGCATTGCATAAAAAAATAACATGAATGGACTTGTTGAAATGATTAACGTATATTTGCAAAAACTGAGAGAAAGGGGTATTTGATGGATAAACTTCTTGATGCCACAATGGATTTTCTTTACCGTAATGAGGAAAATATGGATGAGGAACAGGCAGAAATTGTACGTTACGGTTTGGAATTGTTTTTCCTAAAAGTTTTCTTTTTTGCTGCTACAATAATAATCGGCATACTAATGGGAAGCTTTTTGGAGAGTATTATTTTCACTGCTTTGTTATCAGGTATCAGAACTATGGCTGGCGGATTTCATGCAAATACAAGAACGCAATGCTTTATAATGTCCATGCTTACATTTGCATGTGTACTTATGATTCTTAAACTTGTTGCTGTATATAATATTATTCTGATACCTCTTACCGTTTTAGCGGTTATATCCTCAATTGTTATATGGAAATTTGCACCCATAGATACTGAAAATAAGCCGCTTGAAGATGACGAGATTGCTGTTTTTCGTAAAAAGGCACGAGTTATGCTTGTTATTGAAATTTTTATCTCAGTTGTGGCATATTGTATTGGCTTTGTTACTGTAGCCTGTTCTGCATTGCTAGCGCTTATAGTAACAGGAATATTAATGTCAGCAGAGTTGCTTAATAAAAGACGAAGGTAGGAAAATCCTATGGCAAATAAAGATTTCGGCGAGTATGTTCGTAAACTGCGAACCGAAAGAAATTATTCCCTGAAGCAGCTTGCTGTGGAACTTGAAATAACACCATATTATCTCAGTTATATTGAAAGCGGTAGAAAGACAAATCCAAATCAAAGGATTATTGCCAGAATGTTTGTTGTTTTGAAAATGAGTAAATCAGAGATTGAACATTTTTTAGATCTTCATGCTAAAGCAAATGGAATTGTCAGTTATGATATAGCTGAATATATAATGCAAAATGATGGTATTCGTGAGGAAATTCGCTCATCAAGAGATAAGCAAGGTGCTTCTCCTAATTGGGATGATTTCATAAATAGCTTTATAAAATGAATTATAACGGGAAATCCCGTTATATATTTTGCAACTGGGTTGACTGATGAGTCAATAGCGGAGGTGAAAATTTGGTAGCTGTAAACACTTGTTTGAATGTTTGTAAAACAAAGAAAATACGATGTCCTGTTTGCAGGGGACGTATTTGCGATTTAGTTATTGATGATGATATACACTGCAGACATAAATACAAAGTGATTTCAGATGAGGAAAGTAAAAGCAACATAACAATTAAATGCCAAAAATGCGGTTTAATTGTTGGCATAGCGATATGTCAACAGGATATATAATAAACACACTAAAATCAAGATACTTAGTACAGGTATCATCCTCTCTGAGTAAATAGGGATTTAAGGATAGAAGCTTGACAGGTAGCTTTTAAAGCTATTGTCAGGTTTCTATCCTTTTTCTATAGGTAAGACCTTTCTGCTTTAAAAGCGGAAAGGTCATTTTTTATGCTCATTTTCAAATGGCAGCCCTACATAGCACGTTATCCATAACCGAAAATTTGATTCAATTTAGAACTTTATCAAATTTTCGGAGGTAATCATAATGATTGAAAAGAAACGTGTAATTGAATTTGTAAAAACAGGTGAAAACACCAATATTGTTAAGCTGTCAAGTGCTTACGACATCAATTGTTCTGAACAGGAATACGAAGCTGTTGATGACAGAACATTGCAGTTTATGCTTGATTCGGAACGTGAAGTAGATTCGTTTAAGCGCAATGAGCGTAATCATGTAGTAAGTCTGCCTGATGATGAAGTTAAAGCAGCAAAAATGGGTGCTGTTGCGGTTTCTGTTGAAGAAAAATATTTTTCTGAAAAAGATGCAGAGCAGATCAATGAAATATTGGATGTGTTAAATAAACTTACATACCGTCAAAGAAAGAGGATTTACATGAAATTCTGTTTAAAAAGGACCTATACAGCTATTGGTTTGTCAGAAGGAGTTGCACCTGCATCTGTTCAAGAAAGTTGTGAGCGTGGTTTGAGAAAGCTCGGTGAATATGGTCATATTCTACAGAATACAACTATCAAATCATGGACGGATTTGTTGATTTGAATGATTTTGGAAAAACTCTATCAAAAAGCCCTAAAAAAATGCTGCTTTTTTTCCTTATGGGTGAAAGGGCAAAATAATCCTTTCAACTCATAACGGAAAGGAGGCAGAGAATATGCACGGAGATGACGTAGCAAGTGCGGGCGTAAGCGTTACCACGCAAATCGTTTCAAAAGCAACAGAGATTATTCTTGATATGCTGAAAATAGTGATTGAACGGGAACGTGAAGCAAAACGCTTGCAGCAGTCCGAAAATCAGCAGGTATTGTCCGGCGGCGAGGTGACATACCAGAAGCTGAAAGAGGGCGGCGAAATCACAATGCTCCCATCGTTTGCAAAGGACGATTTCGGTGAGTTAATCAAAAGGGCAAAGAAAATGGACATTCCTGTTGCGGCGATACAGGAGAACGGCAAGGAAAACACGCTTTCCATATTCTTTAATGTAAAGGATACTGAAGCGGTCAATGCCATAGTTCAGGATATTGTCCGAGAAAAGCTGAATCAGCCTGAACAGACCGAGCGTATGATTACCATCGAAAAGGAACAGGTTGAGGGTTTCCAGATGTATTGCAGTGACCACGATATACCTGTGAATTTCATGGAGTCACGAAGTGAATCCTGGAGACAGCAGAATGGTGTTAAATGTATTTTCGGTTCAGCTTATGAAAAGCAAATGGAAGCGGCTGTGGAGAATTTTCAAAAGCTCCACAGCAAGCTTGCCAAGACTTCCATTGAAGTGCAGAAGGACGAAAAGGGCAAGCTGAAAATTACGGTAGCTGATACCGAGCAGAGAAAACAGCTTACAATGAAATTCTGTACCAAAGCAAAGCTTGAAAGAGTTTTGCAGGAGCGTATGGGATTTAGTCAGGTTAAGGCTGTGGAAGCTGCAAACGCTCTCACCTCAAAGCTGACAGACCAACAGATGGGTTACTATCTCAGCGGTTCAAGACAGCTTGAGCAGATGGCGTACTATGAAAAGGACATTAAGTTTGAAAACGAAAATGTTCTTACCGACAAGTTCTCCTTTGCTAAAATGCAGTTCAAGGAGGACGATACTCCGAGGCTTACCATTATCGATGAGCGAGGGCATTTTGTTGTTCTCTCTGCTAATCTCAGGGACAGAACCGAAGCCGAAAAAAGTATCCGTCAGCATTTAAAGGTTGCCGATACTGAAACGGTAAAGGCGATTATGACTAAGGCGGAACAGCTTGGGTTCGTTGAAGTTCCGAAGCAGGTGCAGTTCAAGGAATACCTTATTGAAAAGGATACACAGTCCTCTTTCACGGTTCGTGGCGGTTCTACGGTTGTCCGTCTGGATTTGTCAGATAAGACAACTGCCAAGAAACAGCTTATGGACAGCTTTGGAATGACAGCTGCAAAGGCAGATAAAATCATTGACAAGGCTCAGAAACAGACGGTTGCAAACAATCTTCTGAAAAAGGCAAGAGAAAAGGTAAAACAATCTGCGGATACCCTCCGTAACAAGAAAATCGAGAGGGGGAGCAGAAAATGAGCCGAGTTGCAAAAAAGCCTGATTTCGTGACAATCAGCATTTATGCGGTGCTTGCGGTATTTTTAATTTACTTTGCTGCTTCTTTGGGTGCTTGTTTCGATATGTCCACTAATGAAGAGGGCAAGGTTGATTTTGATAATCTTGCCAACAGCTTGGAAACAACTCTTATGGATACCGACCTTATTTTTGAAAAGGTCAAGGCTGGCGGTAATGCCCTTATGTTCCCTGTGTTTACTGCTTTCGGCATAGGCTTGTATGTTCTTATGAAAATTACGTGAAAGAAGAAATTTCACCGTAAGGGCGAGGAACACGGTTCTGCAAGATGGGCAAATAAAAAGGAAATTGTATCGCTCTTGGACAAACCGCCTAAGAAGAAAAAGGGTGAAAAGAAACCTCGTGACCAGCCTAAGCCGAAAAAGGGAGAGTTTGTGGAGGATAAAAATATCATTCTCACAAATGATGTGAAAATGTCCCTTAACACAAGGCAGACGAGGAAAAACCTCAATGTTATGGTTATCGGCGGTTCAGGTTCGGGTAAATCCCGTTTCTATGTAAAGCCAAATCTTATGCAGGCGAATACAAGCTATGTCTGTACCGACCCGAAGGGCGAGCTTCTTCGCTCAACGGGAAAAATGCTGGAGAGCTACGGCTATAAGATAAAGGTGTTCAACCTGATTGATATGTCGCATTCCCACAATTACAATCCGTTCAACTACATTTATGACGTTGACGGAAATTACAGCACCACAGCCGTTATCAAGATGGTAAACGTCCTGATGAAAAACACTCAGAAAGAGGGCGGCGGTGGAGGCGACCAGTTCTGGGACGACAGTACAAAGGCGTTGCTTGCGGCTTTGTGTTTCTATCTCGTTGAATGCGAGGATAAATCAATGCAGAATTTCTCGGAGGTTATGAAGCTTCTGAAAAAGGCAGAGGTCAAGGAGGGTTCGGACGATTTTCAATCCGATTTGGATTTGATTTTTGACGCACTTGAAAATCCCGATAAATACAAGCCCGAGGAAGCGGCAGAAAATAAGCAGTTCAATGATCTGAACCTTATTGACCTTGCCAAAAACGCAAAGCCTGCAAGCCGGTATATGTGCCTTAAATATTATAAGGACTTCAAAAAGGCGGCGGGTGTTGTATGCTCTAAAAGACTTCTTAATCAAGCGGTTGGGAAGTCTCTTAGAACACACAACCTAAAACCGAAGAAAGGAGCGCAAGTTATGAGAAAAAATGAGAAAATCACAGCTCTGTACGAACGACTGAGCCGTGATGACTTTGGCAAAGATGATGACCAACAGCGTGAGAGCAATTCCATATCCAATCAAAAGGCAATGTTGGAGGAGTTCGCCGCACGGCAGGGCTTTACAAACATTGTCCATTTCACGGA